GCTTCGGAGGCGCCGTCCTCCTAAAAAATGCTCCGGGGGGATATTTGAGAGAAAGTCTTTCATTTAAACCCTCTAAGAACTCACTGGAAAGGAGTTGAAACTATGGCTTCGCGCCCAAGAACTCCTGATGAGGAGCAACCAAGGGACCGTGCACCGGCAACAACTCCGGAACAAAGTGAGAACCAGATGGTTCGGCTGGCCACTGACCTCGCTGCTAAGCAGTTGAAGGAAGGTTCGGCCTCTTCTCAGGTGATCACTCACTTCCTCAAGCTCGGAACGGAACGAGAGAAGCTCGAGCGAGAACAACTTCGCGCAAACGTGGAGCTTGCCCGAGCCAAGATCACCGCGATCGAGTCCCACGAGAAGATCCAGGAGCTGTTCACGGAGGCGTTGCAGGCTTTCAGCTCGTATTCCGGGCAAGCAGAGCCAGCTGCGTTGGAGATGCCCGATGACGACTAGGTCTTACTCGGAACTCCGACGTCTCGACACGTTCGAAGAGCGGTTCCGATACTTGATGCTTCGGGGTCAAGTCGGTTACGCCACTTTCGGGTGGGATCGGTGGATGAATCAGCAATTCTACACCTCCACCGAGTGGAAGCACGTTCGTCAGCAAGTGATCGCTCGAGATCGCGGCTGCGACCTGGGTATCGAAGGGTTCGAGATCCACGATCGTGTCTACATCCACCACATGAACCCGATGACGAAGGAAGACATCACGCACGGCAACGATGACATCCTGAATCCCGAGTTCCTCATCAGCGTCACACACAAGACACACAACGCGATCCACTACGGCGACGAATCGATCCTCCAGAGGCGCACTCTGGTCGAGCGACGGCCTGGTGACACGAAGTTGTGGTAACGAAAGGAATGAACATGTCGAACCCCAGCGAAGAGAACGACTTCCAGGACGAGTTCGCTGTCACGGCCGAGCCGGACGACGAGAACCCCGACGAGCTCGCCGGCGAAGAGGTCGACGACCCGACCGAGGAGGGCGACGAATGAGACCTTACCTCGTTCCGGCTCTCGCTGTATTCCGAGACGAGATCAATGCTCGATTCCCTCGCCGCGACAAGCGGAGTGATGGCTGGATCGGCGATGACTCTCACGCCACTCGGAACTCGCAGCACAACCCCGACGACGAGACCGGCGCCGTTCGAGCGATCGACATCGACGTGGACGACAACGATCCCAACAAGGATCTGCGCCTCCAGGTCATCGCGGCCGCCAAGCGAGACCCTCGGGTCTGGTACATCATCTCGAACGGGATCATCTGGTCTCGGACCTACAACTGGGTCGCGAAGAAGTACTACGGCAACCCGCACACCGGCCACGTCCACGTTTCTGTGGTCGAGGACCCGCGAGCCTGGCGTGACACGTCGCCGTGGTTCAAGTTCGACACCTGGTCGTGGAACCCCAAGGTGGTCTCAGACCTCGCGCCCATCCAGCGCCAGTTCCAGATCAAGCAGGGGATGCGAAAGGGCACGCTCAAGCGCTACCACGGCATCGCCGCGATCCAGAACGCCCTGAACGTCAAGTTCCTGCCTCCGGGTAAGAAGCTTGAGGTCGACGGGTGGGTCGGCGCCGCCACGCTCCAGGCCTGGCGCGACTTCGAGCGCTCCCACAAGGGCACTGACTCCGCGGGAACCCCCGACCCGACGAGTCTTCGCGAGCTGGAGATCCTCTACCGGTTCAAGGGACCCGAAACCACGTAGGAGATCTCCATGGACAGCATTCTCGAGAGCGTGAAGAAGGTTCTTGGCATCGCCGCGGATTACACGGCGTTCGACACGGACATCATCATGCACATCAACACGGCTCTCAACGTCGTCACCGACTTGGGGGTTGGTCCTGCCGAGGGTTACGCGATCGAGGATGCTGCTCCCACCTGGGAGGATTTTCTCGGCGCCAACAACCCGAAGTTCAACAGCGTCAAGACGTACGTCTACCTCCGGGTGCGTTATCTGTTCGATCCCCCGACTACTTCGTTTGCGCTGGAAGCGCTCAAGGAGCAGTACAAGGAGCAGGAGTGGCGAATCAACGTTCGCAGAGAGGATGAATCATGGGTCTCCCCCAGCTAGACCTCCCGGCGCTCTTTGACGCCATCGCAGCCAAGGGTCTGAAGCACTACGGCGTCAAGGGCATGAAGTGGGGCGTCCGCAAGAGAGGCGGCCCGACCACCACCTCGGTGGCCACCGGCGGAAGGAACACCTCGCGCACGAAGGTGCAGCTTTCCGAGGGCCGTAAGGAGAAGGCGAAGGGTGTTTCTGATGACGCCGCTCGTGCAGCCATCTCCAAGGAGGTCGTCAAGACCACCAAGTCGACGGCTTCGCTCTCCAACAAGGAGCTTCAGGACCTCGTCACTCGGATGAACCTAGAGCAGCAGTACGAGAGACTCTCTGAGGGTCAGAAGTCGGCCGGCCAGAAGTTCGTCGCGCAGCTCCTCGGGGCCGCCGGCAAGCAGCAGGCCAGCGCCATCGTGAACCAGCAGGCAGCCAAGGCTGTCGGCAACTACATGGGGACCGGTAGCGTCAGGACGCCGAAGGTGAAGAAGGACTTGGGCCCGGAGAAGCGTCAGTACTAGGAGAGGGGGTTACGAATGGCTTTGTCGAACACAGCGGTGCCGCGGTATTACGCCGAATTCCGAGAGAAGGTTCTTTCAGGCGAGATACCTGTGAACCGTGAAATCTCTATGGAGATGAACCGCATCGACGAGCTTGTTCGTAACCCGAACTTCTACTACGACGACGAGGCGATCGAGGGCTGGATCAAGTTCTGTGAGAACGAGATGACTCTCACAGACGGATCTAAGCTCCATCTGCTCTTCTCGTTCAAGGTCTGGGCCGAACAGCTCCTCAGCTGGTTCTACTTCGAGGAACGAAGCGTCTATGAACCGACGCCGGACAACCATGGTGGCCATTACGTAAGGAAGATGGTCAAGAAGAGGTTGGTTGTAAAGCAGTACCTCATCGTTGCTCGAGGTGCAGCCAAGTCTCTCTACGAGTCGCTGATTCAGGCCTACTTCCTGACGATTGATACCACCACTACCCACCAGATCACGACCTCGCCTACCATGAAACAGGCCGAGGAAGTGATGCAACCGATCTCGACAGCGATTGTTCGAAGTCGTGGTCCGTTGTTCAAGTTCATGACTGCGGGTAATCTCCGGAACACCTCCGGCAACCCCTTCCAGAGGCAGAAGCTTGCCTCGACGAAGAAGGGCATCGAGAACTTCATGACGAACTCGTTGCTCGAGGTTCGCCCGATGACCATCAACAAGCTCCAGGGTCTCCGGACCAAGGTGAACACTGTTGATGAGTGGTTGTCTGGCGATCTCCGAGAGGACGTCATCGGTGCTCTTGAGCAGGGTGCATCCAAGATTGACGACTACGTCATTCTGGCTGTCAGCTCCGAAGGTACTGTCCGGAACGGTTCCGGCGACACCGTCAAAATGGAACTCGCAACCATCCTCAAGGGTGAGTACTACGCGCCGCACGTCTCCATCTGGCACTACAAGTTGGACGATCTCGACGAGGTCAACCACCCGGAGACCTGGCTCAAGGCTAACCCCAACCTCGGCATCACGGTTTCGTACGAGACCTACCAGCTGGACGTTGAGAGGGCGGAACACAACCCGGCGGCTCGGAACGACATCCTCGCTAAGAGGTTCGGTATCCCGATGGAGGGTTACACGTACTTCTTCTCTTACGAGGAGACGATCGTGCACAAGCGCGCTGAGTTCTGGAAGCTGCCGGCTTCTATGGGTGCGGACCTTTCGCAGGGTGACGACTTCTGTGCGTTCACCTTCCTGTTCCCACTCAGCCGAGATCGGTTCGGAGTCAAGACTCGAAGTTACATCTCTGAGCTAACGCTCATGAAGCTCCCCGCGGCCATGCGTCAGAAGTACGACGAGTTCATCAACGAAGGCAGCCTACACGTCCTTGAGGGTTCCATCCTTGACATGATGGAGGTCTATGACGATCTGGACGCCTTCATCGAGAAGTGCGAGTACGACGTTCGTTCCTTCGGGTACGACCCGTACAACGCCAAGGAGTTCGTCACACGCTGGACGGTCGAGAACGGTCCCTTCGGGATCGAGAAGGTCATCCAGGGCGCAAGGACTGAATCTGTTCCGCTAGGAGAGCTCAAGACTTTGAGTGGAGAGCGCCTCCTGATCTTCGACCAAAGCCTGATGAGCTTTACCATGGGTAACTGCATCGTTCAGGAAGACACAAACGGCAACCGCAAGCTCTTGAAGAAGCGATACGACGAGAAGATCGACAACGTGTCTGCTTTGCTCGACGCTTGGGTCGCTTACAAGGTCAACAAGGAGGCATTCGAATGAGAGGAGGTGACACATGGCTGGCATCACGTCAAGGTTGAAGCACGCGTGGAATGCGTTCACCGGACAGACGGAATCGGATCGAACCGCGGATTACGGAGAGTACGTATCCACGTATTCGGGCCGACCAGACCGTCCGACGCCTCGGTTTCAGAACGAACGCTCGATCATCTCCGCAATCTACAACCGAATCGCCATCGACGTAGCGTCCGCGGACATCCGGCACATCAAGCTGGACGAGAACGAGCGTTTCCTGGAGAATGTGGACAGCAATCTGAACAACTGTTTCCGGGTGGAGGCGAACATCGATCAAGGTGCTCGTCACTTCGTCCGAGACATCGTCCACACGCTCTTCGACGAGGGCTGCATCGCACTGGTTCCCATCGACGTCACGTTGAACCCGAACCAGACTGCCGGCTGGGACGTTCTGACCATGCGAATCGGGATCATCACTTCGTGGTATCCGGATCACGTACGCGTCAGCGTGTTCAACCAGCAGAAGCAGCGCCGAGAGGAGATTCGACTCGCCAAGAAGTACGTGGCGATCATCGAGAATCCTTTCTACACGGTGATGAACGAGCCGAACTCGACTCTTCAGCGACTTCTCAGGAAGCTTCACCTCCTGGATGTCGTCGACGAGGCCACGAGTTCGGGCAAGCTGGACCTGATCATTCAGTTGCCGTACGTCGTGAAGTCCGAGAGCCGCCGAGCACAGGCGGAGCAGCGACGGACCGACATCGAGTGGCAGCTGAAGGGCAGCAAGTACGGAATTGCTTACACAGACGGTACCGAGAAGATCATTCAGCTCAACCGTCCGACCGAGAACAAGCTTCTCGAGCAGATCACGTACCTGTTCGACCTCCTGTACAGCCAGCTCGGCATCACCAAGGAGATCATGGATGGCACCGCCGACGAAGCGGCCATGATCAACTACTTCAACCGTACCGTCGCCCCAGTTCTTGAGGCGATCGTCGAGGCCATGCGGCGCACCTTCCTCACGAAGACTGCTCGCACTCAGGGCCAGTGGGTCGACTACTACCGTGACCCCTTCAAGTTCGTACCGATCAGCACGATTGCTGAGATCGCCGACAAGTTCACGCGGAACGAGATCGCCTCGTCCAACGAGATCCGTACATCCATCGGATGGAAGCCCTCGAAGGACCCGAAGGCAGACAAGCTTGAGAACAGCAACATGCCGGCTCCGTCGGAGCTAGCACTCAGGAAGAGACAACCAATTGAGGAAGGAGACAGTCAAAATGGCAGTAGCACTCGCTACCGACAAGAAGCCTGACTTCACCGGCATCGCCACCAAGGCTGGACTCAAGTGCTCCGACGGCCGCGTCATCATGCCGGATGCTTTCAAGCACATGGACGGGATGAAGGTCCCGCTCATCTGGCAGCACGGCGCCCACGACGTGAACAACGTCCTCGGCTACGCGCTGCTGAAGGCCGTCAACGGCGACATCGTCACCCACGCCTACTTCAACGACTCCGAGTCGGGGAAGAAGGCCCGAGTTCTGGTGCAGCACGGGGACGTCGAGTCTCTGTCCATCCGCGCCAACAAGCTCGTGGAGCGCGCCAAGCAGGTGTTCCACGGGGTCATCAACGAGGTCAGCATCGTCCTTCAGGGCGCCAACCCCGGCGCCAAGATCCAGAACGTGGCTCTCGAGCACGCTGACGGGTCGATCGACGAGCTCGACGACGAGGCTCTGATCTTCACCGGCCTGCCGCTGGAGGAGGTCAACGTCACTCACGCTGACGAGGACGACGAGTCCGGGCCGACCATCGAGGAAGTCTACGAGACCCTCAACGACGTGCAGAAGGAGGTCGTCCACGCCATGATCGGCGCGGCGATCGAAGCTGCCGGCGAGACCGCTCAGCACAGCGACGACACCAACGACGAGGGCGACCTCGAGCACACGGAAGGCAGTGAATCCATGACTCGGAACGTTTTCGAGAACCAGGGCAAGGACGACAAGGGTGTCACCCACGGAGGCGACGAGGGCACGACCTTCGACGTCACCCCCGAGGTCGTCAAGGAGATCGTGCAGTCGGCGATCAGCAACAAGGGCGGCTCCCTGATGGCCGCGGCGCGCGACTACGCGCTCGAGCACGGCATCCGCGACATCGAGGTCCTCTTCCCGGAGGCTCGCAACGTCACCACCACGCCCGACTTCGACAAGCGTCGGACCGAGTGGGTCTCGGACGTCCTCGCTTCCACCAAGAAGCTCCCGTGGACCCGCATCAAGAACATCGTCGCGGACCTGACCCAGGACGAGGCGCGAGCCCGGGGCTACATCAAGGGCAACCTGAAGAAGGAGGAGTGGTTCGGTCTGATCAGCCGCTCCACCACGCCCACCACGGTCTACAAGAAGCAGAGCCTCGACCGGGACGACATCATCGACATCACCGACTTCGACGTCGTCAACTGGCTCTGGGGCGAGATGCGCCTCATGATCGACGAGGAGGTCGCCCGCGCCATCCTGATCGGCGACGGCCGCCCCGTCGAGGACCCCGCCAACCCGGGTCAGCCGAACCCCGACAAGATCAAGGACCCGCAGGGCGCCGCAGAGGGTGCGGGCATCCGCTCCATCCTCCACGACGACGACCTGTTCGCGGCCACTGTCACCCTTCCCGCAGGCGGTACTCCGGCGGCCACCGTCGACGGTGTCGTGGAGCAGATGGGTCTGTACAAGGGTACCGGTACGCCGGCTCTGTACACCACCCGCGCCGCGGTCACCCGTCTCATGCTCGCTCGGGACGGCATGGGTCGCCGGCTCTACCGCACCAAGGCGGAGCTGGCCGACGAGCTCATGGTCTCGCGGATCGTCGAGGTCGAGGTCATGGAGTCGGAGCCGACCGTGTTCGGCATCGTCGTCAACCTCGCCGACTACAGCGTCGGCACCGACCGTGGTGGCCAGATCGCCACGTTCGACGACTTCGACATCGACTACAACAAGTACAAGTACCTGATCGAGACGCGTCTCTCCGGCGCCCTCACCAAGATCCGGTCCGCGCTCGTCATCAAGTGGGCTGAGGAGGGTGACGTCAACGTCGCTCCGGCTGAGCCCGCCTTCAACGGCACCCAGGTGACCATCGTCGACCAGGCCGGCGTCGTCTACCGCAACGGTGAGACCAACGTCGTCATGAACGCCGCGGGCAGCCCGTACGCCGTGGCCGAGGGCGACTCGCTCATGGTGACCGCCGAGCCGGCGAACGGCTACTTCTTCGACAACAACGTCGAGGACGAGTGGGTCTTCACGAACGAGGCCTGACAAGGAGCTGCGTAGACGATGGCTAAGTTCTATGGCAAAATCGGCTACGGGTTTCAGACACTCACCGCTCCCGGAGTTTATGCCGACGAGATTGTCGAGCATGACTATTACGGCGATGTAGTCCGTAATACGAGAAAGCTCCGGGAGGGTGAGTATCTGAACAACGACCTGTCTGTCGGAAACTCGATCAGCATCATTGCCGACGAGTATGTCTACGAACATTTTCACGCCATTCGCTACGTTGTGTGGGCGGGGGTTCGCTGGAAGGTCTCAGAAGTTGAGGTCGAGCGCCCCCGCCTCCTTCTTCGATTGGGGGAGGTGTACAATGGCCCGATCCCGACTGGAGCTCCAGGAGCTCCTTGAGGAATTCTGTCCGAACGTATATTTCCAGCCAACGACGAACACGAAGATGGTGTACCCCGCGATTATCTTCACACGAGATTTCGCGGAGAACTTGTTCGCTGACAACGAGCCTTACCACCGCATGAAGCGGTACATGGTCAAGGTCATCGACCGGGATCCGGACAGTGTGATCCCAGACAAAGTGGCTGAGCTTCCCATGTGTAGTTACAACCGTTTCTACACGGCCGGAGATCTCAACCATGATGTCTTTACTCTTTTCTTCTAGGAGGAAGAACAATGGCAGAAATCACCTGGGATGGCACTGGCGAGAAGGTCTTCGAGACCGGAACCGACCACGGCGTCCTCTACCCCGTCAGTGACGAGGGCGACTACCCGCTGGGTGTTCCGTGGAACGGCCTCACCGCCGTCAACGAGACGCCTTCGGGTGCCGAGTCCAACCCGCAGTACGCGGACAACATCAAGTACCTCGACATCCGATCGGCCGAGGAGTTCGGCGCCACCATCGAGGCCTTCACGTACCCGCGCGAGTTCGCGCAGTGCGACGGGACGGCCATCGTCAACGGAGTCGAGATCGGTCAGCAGGGTCGCCGCGGTTTCGGCTTCTCGTACCGGACCCTCAAGGGGAACGACACGCTCGGCACGGACTACGGCTACAAGCTCCACCTGATCTACGGCGCGACGGCCGCCCCGTCCGAGAAGAACAACACCACCGTGAACGACTCGCCGGAGGCCATGACCTTCAGCTGGGAGCTCACGACCACGCCGGTCCCGATTCCCGGCAACAACCCGGTCACCGGACGCCCGTACAAGCCGACCGCGATCCTGACGATCGACTCGACCGAGCACACGCCGGCCGCGATGGAGGCCCTCGAGGACATCCTCTACGGCACCGCCGGTTCCGACCCGCGTCTGCCCATGCCGGCTGAGGTCATCGCCCTGTTCGCTGGGGCCCTGACCGAGGTGGAGACCGTCGCTCCGACGTACGACGCCGGCACTGACATGATCACCATCCCGAACGTCGCTGGCGTGGACTACTACGTCGACGGCGAACTGGTTCCGGCCGGCCCGTACGGTCCGATCACCGGCGACACCGTGGTCAACGCCATGCCGGAGAACGGCTACACGTTCACGGAGACCTCGGACACCGACTGGACCGTCAACTTCGCCTGACCGAAAGGAGGCTAGGGAATGCTCAGCCTTGACATCTCAAACGAATACTTCGATGAGGAGAAGCAGGAGTTCGTCTCCGAGAGTTTCTCCGTCGAGCTTGAGCATTCCCTGGTCTCCCTTTCAAAATGGGAGTACGAACACGAGAAGCCGTTCCTGGGTAAGGAAGAGAAGACCGACAAAGAGGTTCTTTCTTACGTCAGGGCAATGCTCGTCTCCCCCTCGGAGAAAGAACTCCCCGATCTCTGGTGGCTTCGTCTCAGCCAAGACAATCTCGACACGATCAACGAACACATCGATGCCAAGAAGTCGGCCACTTGGTTCAACAACCTCACCGAGGACAAACCGAGTAACGAGACGATCACCTCCGAGCTCATCTATTACTGGATGATCGCTCACCAGGTTCCGCCCCAGTACGAGACCTGGCACCTCAGCCGACTCTTCACTCTCATCCGAATCTCCGGCATCAAGAACACGCCTCCCGAGAAGAGAAAGAAGATGAGTGCGTCCGACCGACGCAGGCTGAACGAAGAGCGCCTCAAGAAGTACAACACCAAGGGATAGGAGGAGACATGCGTCTAGCTTGGGATGAAGTCGGAGAGCGACTCTTCGAGATCGGCACGGACCGCGGCGTTCTCTACCCTGAAGTTGGTGCCGGCGTTCCCTGGAACGGGATCGTCTCGGTAACCGAAGACGTCTCAGGTGGCGCTGTCGAGTCCTACTACCTCGACGGGGTCAAGTACATCGACCACGTAAACAACGAGGACTACCAGGCTTCACTCGAAGCCTTCTCGGCGCCTCCGGAGTTTGCTGCCTCCATCGGCGACGTCCCGATCGCCACTGGGTTGTACGCAACCTTGCAGCCCCGCAGCACCTTCGATCTTTCCTACCGTACGCTCGTCGGAAACGATGTCGACGGTACGGAGCACGGCTACAAGCTCCACCTGATCTACAACGTCACGGCTGGGTCTTCGGCCAAGTCGCATCAGACGATGTCGGACAAGGTGGATCCCCTGAAACTCAAGTGGACGCTTTACGGCGTTCCTCCCCTGGCGACCAACTACAAGCCGACGGCCCATCTGATCGTGGATTCGACGAAGCTTTCGGCGGCGGTCCTGGAGGATCTCGAGGACATCCTGTACGGCACCGTGAGTACGAACCCACGAATGCCGACGCAAGCTGAGCTGATTGCGCTTCTCGGAGGCCCGTAATGACGCGGCTGAATTGGCACAGTTTGCCAGTCCACTACGAAGCAGGCGTCGATCATGGGGTTCTATATTTGGCCTCGAACGCCGGCATCCCTTGGAACGGTTTGACGGACGTCACTGATGACACCCCTCTGGGGATCGGTCAGAGCGCTTACGTCGACGGCCAGTCTCGTTTGGTCGGCGTGTCGAGACCCGATTTCAAGGGCACCCTCGAAGCGTACATGTACCCGCTCGAGTTCGAGCCGTACATCGGATATTCGGACGAGTTGACGGCCCAGCCCAGGATGCCGTTCGGCTTGTCGTTCCGGACAGAGACCGATCTGGGTTACCGGATCCATCTGGTGTACAACATCACCGCCGAGATGACGAGTTGGGACGCAAGAACCGTGTCCAGCAAGCCTGATCCTTCGCGATTTAAGTGGAATCTCCACACATCCCCCGAAATCGCGGAAGGTCTGGCTCCGACAGCGCATATTTACGTCGACACCGCGGAAGCCCACCCTCACACGGTGGCGCTGTTCGAGGATCTACTGTACGGATCGCCTTCGACAGATGCGACACTTCCCTCGATTGAGGAGGTCCGTACGTTCTTCGACGAGAACGCGCTCTTGATCGTCACAGATCACGGTGACGGGACATGGACTGCGACTGGGCCCGACGACATGGTGCAGTGGCTTGACGCGACTTCGTTTCAGATCACGAGTCCTTCCGCGGTCTGGGTCGATGCCGAGTCCTACACCCTCAGCAGCTACTAAGGAGGTCTCATGGCTACTGTAGACGGATTGTCTAAAGCACGAATGCTGGCTATTGAGGCCGCCTCAGTGGTTGACGGTGAAGTGGTTGGTGACAACCTCATCCTCGAGAAGTTCGATGGATCTACGATCAACGCCGGCAACGTCCGTGGACCTCAGGGCGTTCAAGGTGTTCCCGGGACGAACGGCACGAGCTACACGCCACATTCCGCTGGTCTGATCACGAACGCAGCAGTCTCTACCAACTCCGGCACCTGGACTCGTCTGGCTGCAATGGTGGCCGACGCTGCTTATCCGATTGTCGGAACCAAACTCTCGATCGTTAACAACACGATTCGAGTTTCCGAAGCCGGCATCTACGTTTGTGTAGGAGCCATAGGTTTCGCTGCGAACGCCTCCAACCGTCGAGGCATTGCTTTCGACAACAATGCGGTTCATACGGCTGCCTACGCGAACGTTCAGCATGGTGCAGTTGTGAGTACCTCGTCTTCGACTCCGACCATTAACGCCACCAACGTTCTGAACTGTGCTGCCAACGATTATATTCGCCTATGGTCGTTCCAGGATTCAGGAGCTGCGTTGAACGTTGGTGGTACTGCAACGACGTACATCAAGGTCTTCAAGCTTTAGTGGAAGAAGGAGTCATGATTAGTTTCACCACTAGCGGCTCCTTCAAGAACACGGAGCGGTTTCTCCGAAAGGTCTCGAGAGACGACTATATCGCCGAGGTTCTGAACCGAAGCGGAGAGATGGGCGTCGTCGCTCTGGCAAACGCTACTCCTGTGGACTCCGGGTTGACGGCTGACTCGTGGTACTACAAGGTCTCGAACAGTCGCCGGGGATATTCCATCACCTGGTACAACAGGAACGTGAACGATGGCCGTCCCATTGCCATCCTTCTCCAGTACGGACATGGTACGGGTACCGGCGGCTATGTGCAGGGACGTGACTACATCAATCCAGCGATTCAGCCCACCATGGATCGGATCGCAGATGAGGTTTGGAAGGCGGTGAGATCTGCATGAGCGCAACTGTGGACGATCGTATCGTCAATATGCAGTTCAACAACACTCAGTTCCAGCGTGGAGCTACTCAGACGATGAGTATGCTCGACCGGTTGAAGGCCAAGCTCACTTTCAAGGGTGCTTCCCAGGGCCTGACCGAGGTACAGAGTGCCGCCAACAAGTTCAACATGCAGCCGATTGCGACCCAGGTTGAGGGCGTAAGCACCAAGTTCTTCGCTCTCGCCACTGTCGCTGCCACGGTTCTGTCGAACATCACGGCTCAAGCAGCCGCCGCCGGCTTCGCGATGGCGAACTCGCTGACCTTCAAGCCTGTAGCTGAGGGCTTCAAGGAGTACGAGACCAACCTGAACTCCATTCAGACGATTCTGGCTAACACCGGACTCGAGGGAGAGAAGGGTCTCGGCAAGGTTGAAGCTGCACTGGACGAGTTGAACCATTACTCGGACCAGACCATCTACAACTTCTCCGAGATGGCTCGGAACATCGGCACCTTCACCGCGGCCGGCGTCGACCTCGACTCCTCCACTGCGGCGATCAAGGGTATCGCGAACCTCGCTGCGGTCTCGGGTTCAAACTCTCAGCAGGCCTCGACGGCCATGTACCAGCTTTCTCAGGCTCTTGCCGCTGGCAAGGTCTCCCTGATGGACTGGAACTCGGTCGTCAACGCCGGCATGGGCGGTAAAGTCTTCCAGGAAGCCCTGAAGGAAACCGCTCGCGTTCATGGCGTAGCTGTCGACGACATCATCAACAAGGCCGGCAGCTTCCGAGACTCCATCACCAAGGGCTGGATCACCGGCGAGATCTTGACGGAGACCCTGTCGAAGTTCACTGGAGACCTCTCTGAGGCCCAGTTGAAGCAGATGGGCTACACCGAAGAGCAGATCGCCGGCATCGTCAAGATGGGTAAGACCGCTACCGATGCGGCTACCAAGGTCAAGACGATGTCTCAGCTGTTCAGCACCATCCAGGAGTCTCTGACTTCCGGCTGGGCCCAGACCTGGGAGATGTTGTTCGGTGACTTCAACGAGGCTCGTGATCTGTTCACCAGCGTCAACGACGTCATCGGCGGGTTCATCCAGAAGTCGGCGGAGTCTCGCAACTCTGTCATCTCTGACTGGAAGGAGCTCGGCGGCCGTAAGGTTCTCATCGACGGCATCGCCAACGCATTCAACGCTCTCGTCGCAGTTGTCCGTCCGATCAAAGAAGCCTTCAGGGAGATCTTCCCGCCGGCTACCGGTCAGACGCTCTTCAATCTGACGGAGCGCTTCGCAGCCTTCACCAAGAACCTCAAAATAGGAGCTGACACAGCCGATGGGTTGAAGAGAACCTTCAAGGGGTTCTTCGCGATCCTGAGTATCGGCTGGCAGGTCATCCAAGGAGTAGCCCAGGTCATCGGGATTCTCCTCGGCGCTTTGACCGGAAGCTCCGGAGGCATCCTCGACTTCACCGGAACCATCGGCGACTTCGTGGTGGCTCTCGACCAGGCGCTCAAGGAAGGCAACGGGCTCGTTTCATTCTTCCAGGGGCTCGGCGCAATCCTTGCAATTCCTGTGCGGATCCTTGGTGGTCTCGGCCACATTCTTGCTGGTCTCTTCGGAGGGTTCGACGAGGACAAGAACGACTCGATCTCTGACTCGTTCGAAAATCTCGGCGACTCTCTCAACCCCCTCGCGGGTTTGTTCGACCGTACTAGCGCTTCTTGGAAGGTCCTGATGGGCTTCTTCGAGAAGGCGGGCGAGTTCTTCCAGCCCATGGTCGACGGAATCGCTGAGGCTTTCTCTGGTCTCGGGGATGCCCTGGCAAATGCAATAGACACCGGTGAGTTCGACGCCGTCTTGTCTGTTATCAACACCGGTCTTCTTGGTGGCATTCTTCTCCTCATCAAGAAGTTCGTTGCTGATGGTCTGAACATCGACTTCGGTGGTGGGATGTTTGAATCCATCACTGAGACCTTCGGTCAGCTCACGAACACGCTGAAGGCGATGCAAACTCAGATTCAGGCGAAGACGCTTCTTCTCATCGCTGCTGCGGTGGCGGTCTTGACAGCTTCGGTTGTGGCACTGTCAATGATCGACGCCAAGAAGTTGAGGAAGGCCCTGATTGCTATGGCAGTCGGCTTCACTCAGCTCCTTGTTGCCATGGGCATCCTCGTTAAGCTCGCGGGCACTGGTGCATTCTTGACCATCCCGATGATCGCTGGTTCCTTGATTCTTCTCTCCACGGCCATTCTTATTCTGACCGCGGCAGTGAAGAACCTCTCCACCCTCAGCTGGGAGGAGTTGCTCAAGGGCCTGACAGGCGTAGCGGCCGTGATGGGCATTCTGGTTGCAGCGGCATTCCCGCTCACAAGGATGTCTGGCGGTTTGCTGACCACGGGCTTTGCTCTGATCAGCTTCTCGATCGCAATCAAGATCCTGGCAAGTGCTGTTGGGGACATGGCGGAGCTCAGCTGGAACGAGCTTGCGAAGGGCCTCACAGGCCTGGCTGTATCCATGGGCCTCATCATCGCTGCCTTCCACTTGATGCCTCCGAACATGGTGCTCACTGCGGCTGCTTTGCTGATCGTTGGTGGAGCAATCAAGGCCGTGGCAAGCGCTGTGACCAAGATGGGCGATCAGTCGTGGAGCAGTGTCGCTAAGGGTCTCGTATCCTTGGCTGGTTCTCTTGCAATCATCGCAGGGGCCATGTATCTGTTCCCGCCGCACATGGCGCTGACTGCTGCCGGCCTTATTCTGGTCGGAAACGCCCTCAAGTCGATTGCTACGGCTCTTGACATGATGGGTGATGCGTCTTGGACCGAGATTGGTAAGGGTATGGTCACTTTGGCCGGCTCCCTGCTTATTCTCGCGGGCGGTCTCACGCTGATGTCTGGGACGCTTGCTGGATCCGCTGCTCTGTTTGTGGCGGCCTCTGCTCTGGCAGTTCTGACTCCGGTTCTCACGACGCTAGGTGCTATGTCGTGGGAGAGCATCATCAAGGGACTTACCGGCCTTGCCGCTACGTTCGCAGTTCTTGGTGCTGCTGGATATTTGCTCGCTCCGGTCACGGTCGTTCTCATCGGTCTGGGCGCAGCTGTCACGCTTCTCGGCGCCGGCGTTGCCCTTCTGGGCGCTGGTGCTCTGGCGTTGGCGACTGCGTTCACCATGGTCGTGGGTGCGGGCACAGCAGGTATCGCCGTCATGACTGCGGCTGGGGCAGCGATCGTCCAGCTGATCCCCAAAGCCATGGGCGCGTTTGCCCTCGGTCTGGTTCAGATGGCCGAGAACATCGGCAAGGCAGGACCGAGGATGATCGAGGCGATTGCCAGGATCCTCATCTCGATGTCTGCCGCGGTGATCAAGGCTGCTCCGAAGATGAGTGCAGCATTTGTGGCGCTCGTCAAAGCGGGTACGGACGCGGTGATCAAGTCGGCTCCGAGTCTTGCTACGGCAGGATTCAAGCTGCTGATGGCGTTCCTCCGAGAACTCGACAGGAACATCTACAGGATCACCACGATCGCAATCAGTCTGGCGACGAAGTTCATCCGTGCTTGGGGAGACAACCAGGGACGAATGGTCGATGCCGGCTATCGGGCGATCATCAAGTTCATCAACGCCCTTGCTCGAGCCATCCGTGAGAACCAGGATGACATGGAGCGTGCAGGAGCGAATCTGGCTGACGCAATCATCAAGGGCATGGTCCACGGCATCATCTCGGGCCAGTCCGCGGTCATCAGTTCTGCGGCCGACATGGCTGCGAACGCTCTGGATGCGGCTAAGAGCCTTCTGGGCATCAAGTCGCCGTCGAAGGAGTTCTTCTCCGTTGGTGCATATTCTTCCGAGGGCATGGCTCTTGGAATCTCGGCCAACGAGGATCTGGTGGCTAAGTCTGCGGAGAACGTCGGAGCTAAGGCTCTTGACACCATTCGCATGACGATGTCTCGGATCGGCGATGAGATGGCCGCTGACGTCGACATGAACCCGACGATCACGCCAGTCCTGGATCTCAGTCAGCTCCAGCAGGAAGCGACTCGAATCAGCAGTCTCTTGGGAGACAACACTGTCCCGGCGTCCGTTTCGACGGCTCAGGCTGGAGTTATTTCCACAGAGTCGCGTCCGCCTGACCCAGAGGACTTCGGTCCAAACGGTCCTGGTGGAACTCCTCCGCCGACGTTCATCCAGAACAACTACTCGCCGAAGGCTCTTAGCGAGATCGATATTTACCGTCAGACTCAGAACATTGTGGGAGGTGTGGGGATTGCTAACACAACTGAACGTTAGTGGTGGCTCTCCTCTAAGCCTCCCGATCTACGAGTCTCGCCCGTACGAGGTCAAGGATATTTCCGGCCTTGACCCCGTGCCGGCGGTATTGACTGAGGTTCTTTACTCGGATCAATCCGGCGGCGCCCCAAGCATGGTGAATGTCGCATCCCGTGAGATCACCATTTCCTTGCTTCTCAACCCAAACTACGCCCTTGGTGAGACAGTCGAGGAACTTCGGAGGACCCTGTATGCAGCATTCCCAGGGTTCTCCGAGGTCACCCTCGAGTTCGAAGATGACGTGATTGGGCCTTTGACCATCAAGGGATGGGTTCAGTCGGTCACTCCGAGCATCTTTGCTCCCGAAGCGGGTGTGGAGATCAAGGTCTCTTGCCCCGATGCATATTTCAAGTCGGAGCAAGTCACGACAATCGCCAGCCCTGTTCTCAGCAGTGGGAACTACACGGTCAACTACACCGGGACTGCTCCTGCGGGGATCAAATTCGACGTGATTCCTGTGACGACGAACCTGACGCAGTTCATCATGCAGAAGTCTGGCACAACTCGCTTCTCGTACTACCAGACCGTAGCTACCGGTTCTCGCTTCGCTGTCAATACCCAGCCAGGAGAGCTTGCTGCGGATCTGTGGACTGGCGCAGTGAAGGTCGACAAGCGAGGCGCTGTCTCGACTTGGAAGGCGTTGACGCTGATGCCTGGCGCGAACGTTCTGAATTTCACTTGGGCGGGCCCAGCAGCCAACCCGTTGAAGAATCTGTCCTGGACGAACTACTACTTGGGTCTGTGAGGTCGATGAGTCATGCTAACGTCTGTTCGTGTTTATCGGCCTGACAACCAGTTCGTGGAGTTCTCGTTTGACAACGCGACGAACGACTTCTTCGTGAAGAACATCACGGGTCTCGGGGTCGAGAGAAGCGTCATCATCGAGGACTCTGTGTCTGTCCCTGGTGGATTCTACCAGCACAGCAAGACAAACAGTCGGAACGTTGTCATGAAGCTGGGTTACAGCAACAGCATCGTTCCAATGGCGACCCGTCGGCGCGGGCTCATGTCATATTTCGTCCCTGGCTCGTCTGTGAGGATGGAATTCGACACGGACTCGCTGCCGACGGTTCAGCTCTACGGTGTCGTCGAGATGGCAGAGGCCCCGATCTTCGCGCAAGACCCTGAGATCATGATCTCGATCCTGTGCTCGAATCCATATTTCGAGGCCCTAGTCGACACCGTCTCTCCTCTGGTCATCACCACCTCTGGGGATATTCACACCCTGGAGTACGAGGGAACCGTTCCCGTTGGTTTGAAATGGACTGGTGCCCACACCGCAAGCTCTGCCATCAACGACCTGCACTTCAAGCCGGTTGCTGTTACTAGAGGTGTGTACTACCGAAAGCCGACCACCGATACCGTCGCTCGAACGATCAACTTCAGCTCGGTACCAGGCGATCGGTACGTTAGGGTCGGTAGTGCTACATATTTGGAGCGGCTGCAAGGCCTGAACATCACGGTGTGGCCCATGCTCTACCCGGGTTCAAATCAGTTCCAGATCAACTCGGCTGGTAGCTGGACCGTGAACGACATCCGTTGGCGCGCAAGATACGAAGGGTTGTGATCGCATGACGCCGGACTTCTTCATTCTGGACTTCGAGATGCAACCTCAGCACGTCATCGAAGACTTCAACTCCATGCTCTGGGTTGAGCGGTACAACAACCTGGGGATGTTCAAGCTTGTGGCTGATCGCCGGAACACTCGGTTGACCAGCCTCACGGGCGAGAGCTTCATCGGCAAGTCCGACAGTCGATATTTCATGTTCGTCGATGACGTCGACGATGACTACGAGTCTGGTTTGGTGACGGTTACCGGCCGGACCTCGGACATCATCTTGAAGTACCGACAGTCGATCAGTCCCTCGCAGTACACCGCCGGCAAGGCCTGGAAGATGGCAAACTATCCGACGGCTGTAGCAATTACGGTCATTCGGAACGCTATCCAGACTGGGTTCACTCCGAACGACGGCGTGTACGCCATCGACAACCTGTCAATCACAAACTCGGCAGGTAACCAAGGGACTTCGGATACGTTTGAGATTCCGATCCAGGAGTCTTACTCGAACATGAAGAACCTTCTCGATCCAGTCAACGTCGGGTGGAGAATGCGTCGTACGTACGACTCTCTGACGGTCAACTTCGACATCTTCATGGGTGCCGATCACTCGAACTACCCTGCTGATGACACGATCGTATTCTCTCCGAACCGAGACAATTTCAAGAAGGGCGTGCTTCGTCGGCGTGGTAACGACTACGCCACCGACGGCATCCTCTACGGAAGCAACACGATCTACTACCGCGACAGCCCGTACAACTTCGGCGGATACGGTTGGTGGGCTCGTGTTATCGGGATTGACGGCGAAGACATCAAGATGAGCGACGTCACCGCGGCTGAACTGTCAGACATGCTCAAAAACCGGGCAAACGCTGCATTCAGGTCCCGGTTGGAGACTGCGTACATCGACGGGGAGGTCGTCTCGGCCCTTCCCAACCGGTACGTCTACGGGACGGACTACAACCTCGGTGACTTGGTTCTCGTCAGTCATGACGGAGTATTCGAGTCTGACCACCGAGTGGTTGAGCACACTACGTCGGTCGATCAAGAGGGTACTCGGGAGTTCCCAACACTTGAGCCCGTCTAATCTCACTTGGGGGAGGTAACAATGGACCCGGCTACAGGCGCGTTCTTGGGCGCAGTCGTAACCACGTTGGGGTTGATCATCGTGGCGTTTATCAACAACCGCAGAGAACGTTCCCAAGCAGCCGGTGCCGGAGTTGAGGCCGCCCTTGATGCTGAAGACGTTTTGGAAAAGATGCTGAGTCTGATCGCCGAGAACGACCGAAAAGACAAAGTCATCGAAGCCCAGAAGTTAGAGATCAAGGCCCTCCGCAAATCCCGCGCGGTTGCTTCGGAAGGAGATGAAGCGAATGACGGAACCCATGCACTCCGCCCTAGTGACGGAGTCGACCAAGAAGGCTAAGGACGGCAACACGCGCAAGCTCCTTCTGCTGCTCGCCGTTCTGTGGTTAGCGTTCGTTACTTACCTGATTCTGGATTACAGAGCAGACGCTGTGAAACAGCAGGAAGCCACGCTCACGTACGCCAAGACCATTCAGCAGCTTTGTGATGACGATGTCATCCAAGGCAAGAAGTGTGGTGATGCCGAGGAAGTCGTCGAGAAGGATGGCGACGTAACCGGCGGTCTCATTGGCCCTCAGGGCCCGAAAGGAGACACAGGTGAACCCGGAGCAACAGGCTCTCAAGGCCCAAAGGGTGATACAGGCTCTCCGGGCCCGAGCGGGAAGAACGGCCAAGATGGCCAAAATGGGACCCCAGGTGATGATGGATCGCCGGGCTCGAATGGTCTCCCAGGCTCTCCGGGACCACAGGGTCCTCAAGGGATCCAAGGTGAACCTGGACGAGATGGCACGGATGGCTCGCCTGGCCCTGCTGGACCACAAGGCCCTCCGGGTCCAACTGGAGTCGTCGCTATCCAGACAATTGGCTGCGACGGACCGGTAATCTCGTACATCACGTCTTCGTACAATGCGGAGACCCGAACAATCACAATCTCATGCATCCAAGGAGAAGACTCATGAGCAACAAGGTTTACAACGGCATGAAGCAGGCGTCTCAGATCTGGATTCCTCTCGTCGCCGCTCTGTACTTCGGTCTCGGAAACATCTGGGGATTCCCCAAGGTCGAGGAGGTCATCGGTTCCATCACGGTCATCGACGTGGCCCTCGGCACCGCCGTCGCAGCTCTGGCCCACCAGTACAAGAAGCTGGGCAAGGGCTACGGAGGCGAGCTCAACGTGATCGAGACCGAAGAGACGGGAATCGTTGCCATGCAGCTCGACGTCTCCCAGAGCGAAGAGGACATCGCTGACCGCGAGGAAGTCCTCTTCAAGGTCAACCGTGGAGTCTCTCCGGAGGTGAGGTGATGGCTCGCTACATTTTCACCAATGTGGGGAGGGGCAATCTTTTTCGCCAGTCGAGGGCGTTCCTCGCGTCGAAGATGGTGGGAAAGAGCTTCGGTCGTCGGGGCTTCGTCGAGGTAGGCGAGTCTGACGGCCGCATCAACGAGCCGTACCTTCTCAAGATCGCATTTCCTCTCCGGAAGTGGGTCCGGGTCTTCATCGAGTCGCACACGCCGGTCGTGTTCCCTCGGTGGCAGAAGTACCAGGCCAATCGCATCCACGCCACCCGCGGATATTCTGGGGGCTGGCCGAACAAGTACTGGATCCAGGTCGCATTCGAGGCAGACCACGTGGTGCTCTACAACGGCCACCTGCCTCCTGGCGCCTGGAACAAGGACCATGACGAGAAGTACGAGGCCGAGCGAAAAGCCGGCTGGAACCGCATGTGGGGCGTTCTCAAGAAGCATGTCGGCCTCACCGTCGACAAGTCCCAGTGGCATGCGGTCGTCATGTGCGATGCGAATCGACAGACCGGTGACTGGGACCTTCACCCTCGAGCGGTTCTCGTCGCCCACCACAAGACCGACTATATTTGGGCCATTCCTGCGCCCGGATACAAGGTCGTGAAGGGCGAGAGCGGCACGAAGGACATCGGGATCGACTTCCACAAGATCCTGTGGGTTGACGTGGACTTCCGAAAGGCGTAGGGGATTCGCCGTTTTTACAAGGCTTATAATGAGACCCCTACCTGAAAGGAACTACCATGTTCGCTAGGACCCCCGATAAGAACTCAGTTCTGCTCGATGAGACCATCAACAGCGCACTCATGGACCTGAAAGGCTACGAACCCCACAACGAGGAGTACATCACCACTGTCAAGCAGCTTTCCGAGCTCTACGACCTGAAGAAGACCGAAAGGTCTGGAAAGGTCAGCCCGGATGTTGCAGTGCAGGCGGTGGCGTCCCTCGCCGGGATCGTGCTGATCATCGGCCACGAGCGTGCAAACGTGATCACATCGAAAGCGCTGAGCTTCATCATGAAGGTCAAGTGAACTGTCATATTCTGACAGCTAGATCGAGACTGTAGAGGACTTGTACGGACGCAACACACATCTGTACAAGTCCTCTACATTTTCGTCCGAAAAGCATCGGGTTCTAAATTTTCCCCAAGTTGAATCCTGAAATTTCCCCGGGGGGACTTTTCGCCACAAGGCTCGCAGAAATTACAAGGCCTTTAATGAGACCCCGAACCGTATGGATGCCTGCCAAGGCAATCGATAATACCGTGCAGATGATGCTGCAAGTTCACAGGTCTTTTCATTTTCGCAGGAATTACATGGCCCATAATGAGACCCCTACTACGAAAGTGAATCATCATGACCAACGACCAGTTCGCTTCCATCGCCGCTATGCCGGAGAAGGACGTCAACCGCCTGCTCGCCAAGGCCGTACTCAAGCACATTGCTGTTCGAGTCGCCGTCGGCGTGGGCGTTGCCGTCGCTTTCCACATGGTGGAGAAGAAGCTCAAGTCGCTCGACAACTGACCACCAACCAGTACCACTCAAGCTCAGACTCCTACATGGAGTTTGGGTTTTCAATTTTGAAGGAGAATCTGATGATCAAGATCGCAACACTCGCTTTCGCCGCTGTCGCCGCTGTCTGCTCTGCTGCCACTCTCGGTGTGGTGGTCCTCGGGGCGAAGCGTATGGACGACGAGATGACGAAGATCAAGCTGAAGACCGCCTCGACCCTGAACACCTTCAAGAACTCGATCGAGGACGCCTTGGAGAACCTGTGATGGACGAGTACATCTACGCACTTCTGGATCTGGTCGTTTTCCTGATCCTTTCGCTGCTTCTGATGGCTCTCTTGGTTGCCTGGGGGATCATCATCTGCTACGTCGCCACCGAGATCAAAGCTGTCTACAACCACTACAAGGAGAACAAGCATGACACTCCCGATTCTGCTGAAGCGCCTCGAGAAGACGGTCGCTGACAACTCGCCGGCGATCCTGACCGGCATGGCTGTGGTCGGTACTGTCACGACCGCATATCTGACCGGCAAAGCGACCATCAAGGCCGTCGAGATCATGCACCACGAGGCTGAGGCTCAGCTGATCGACATGTACGACTTCAAGCCGAAGTACGTATTCGAGAAGGTCTGGAAGCTCTATATTCCAGCCGTCACCTCCGCCGCGTTCACCTGCACCGCCATCGTCTGCGCCAACCGAATCGGTACCCGGCGTGCGACTGCTCTGGCGGCCGCGTACTCCATCTCTGAGCGTGCCTTCGACGAGTACAAGGAGAAGGTAGTCGAGAAGTTCGGTCAGGGTAAGGAGCGAGAGATCCACGAGGAGCTCGCCCAAGAGCGTGCCGAGAAGGCTAAGAACACCGAGGTCATCATCACGGGAACCGGCGAGGTTCTCTGCTACGACACGATCACCGGCCGCTTGTTCAAGAGCGACATGGAGAAGTTGCGGAAGGCTCAGAACGACCTCAACGAGCAGCTGATCAACAACGTGTACGCGAGCCTCGGTGACTTCTACAACCTCATCGGCCTGCCGGCTACGCCATATTCTGAGGAGGTCGGCTGGAACACCGACAAGCTGCTCGAGATCACATTCTCGTCAGTCCTCATCGACGGTGTTCCCTGCATCGCCCTCGAGTACTCCGTGTCACCCGTCCGCGACTACTGGGGATGCCCATGAACATGGATCTTGCCACCCTTCTCGCCCTGACAGTGATGTACTGGGCGGGATATTTCAGTCGGATCTACTGGGCACGACGTGAGCGCAACCGCCAGATGCCCAACAAGTTCACCTGTCTCGAAGACGGGTGTTCCTTTAGTGTCGAGGCCAGTCAGGCGTTTCTGGTTCAGAGCGTCATGGCCGGGCACCAAGAATCGCACGAGCGGGAGAGGCGTAGGAACGAAGCTCTCTTCGACTACGCCGAGGAGGATGTGAACCTCACACGAGGTCTCTACAACCTCCCTCCCATCAACTCCTGCCGCTACATCATGCCGGATGGCTCCCGATGCCTCCAGGAAAGCTGTGCGGCAATCCACATGACCCACGACGGTCACGACTTCAAACCATCAAACTGAGAAAAGGAAACTGAAATGATCAACAACTGCCTCCGGGCTTTCACCCTCGGCTTCATCCTCGTCTTCATCACCGGCGTCCTGTTCGTCGCCTGCTCCGAGAGGGCTGACGCCTTCAACCCGAGTGACACCTCGGCAAGCCCCCGACTGGCCAAGAACTTCATCGCGAGGGACCGTGTTCCCGGACGTGTCGTCCACATCCAGCTCCAGGGCAACAAGGACCTCATGGGTGCTCGTCGCGCCATCGAGTCGCTCGACCGTCAGCTCGCCGGCATCGAGGTTCACTCCTGGGACAACGCTTCCTGCAAGGAGCGCCCTCGTCGGTACTGCGTGACCATCAAGCGTGTTCACCACAAGTCGGACTACTGGGGCGTCGCCTACACCTCGTGGGGCCAGAGCACCGAGATCCACCTGAACACGTACTACGGACGGAGCTCCTGGGTCGCCCAGCACGAGTTCCTGCACGCCCTCGGCATGTCGCACCACCGCCAGAAGGGCATGATGAACCCGAACGGCCACCACTACAAGATCTCGTCTCGGGAGTGGCACGTCCTCAAGGTCACGTACTGATGGACCAACTCTGGTCCTGGGCTCTCACATTCATCGGTCTGACGGGTTTTTGGCTCGCCGGAAGGAAGGTCTGGTGGTGTTGGTACGTAAACATCGCCAACCAGGTCCTCTGGCTGTCATATTCTCTGATCACCGAGCAGTGGGGCTTTCTCGTGGGGGTCGGCTTCTATCTCTTTGTCTTCATCAAGAACGCTCATTCTTGGACAAAGGAGCATTTCGAGGCCGGCCCTCGCAGAAAAAACAACGCCCATAATGAGACCCCTCTACGAAAGGAAACATCATGACCGAGAACCTCGCAACCGAGTTCGACGCACCCGTCAAGCGTTCCATCAACCGGAAGAAGGTCACCATGCTCGGAGCAGCCGCCGTTGGCGTTGCTGTTCTGGCCCTGGTGATCAACGACCAGCTGAAGAAGCGCGGCACGACCGTCGACCCGGCCGAGCTCGTCGAGTCCTGATCAACTGACCAGAACTCTCTGATGAGAGGCTTAGACCCACAAAGTCTAGGCCTCTCATTTTTCCTTAGGAGACTAATGGACAACGAGCCGATCATCTTTCTCGAGCTCTGGGAGAAGTACGACCGACCCGATATCCATGTGAACACAGACAGGAGTCCCCGTGCTATTCACGATGGGAGTCATCTATGCTCTGATGTTCCTCGCCCTGGGTTGGGTCGTATACCTGTGGGTGAGCGATTACGCCAAGGCCCTCGAAGAGGACCGGTACATCCGGGCTCAGAACTACTACCGCCAGTACGGCCAAGGGGCGATAAGCCTCCACTTCCTCCGACCTCGCTATCGTAGGTCACTCCGAACCATCATCACAGAACTAGTAAGGGATATTTCATGCTGAAGCAGACGTTCACGTACGAGAACTTCGACGGCCAGCAGGTCACCGAGGACCTCTACTTCAATCTCACCAAGGTCGAGCTCTCCGAGAACTTCTGGCTCAAGGACCGGGTCGAGGAGGTCCAGAAGATGCTCAACGGACCGGCCCGCGACCTCAAGCCGGAGGAGACCTTCAAGGTTCTCGAGGTGGTCAAGGACTTCATGAAGATCGCCTACGGTGTCCGCTCGGAAGACGGCCGGCGCTTCGTCAAGAACGACCAGGTCTGGGAGGAGTTCTCTCAGTCGGCCGCGTACGACGCCTTCCTGTTCTCCCTCTTCGAGACCCCGGAGCGGGCCTACTCGTTCATCGTCGGCGTCATGCCCAGGGATCTCGCCGAGGGCGCCGCCAAGCTGATGGCCGCTCAGCAGGCTGCCGACAACCTCGGGAAGGTCGTGGACAACTCCGAGCAGGTCGAGAAGCTGAAGAAGATCGAGAACGCCGGCGTCGTTCCGTCTCAGACGGCTACGGACGAGGTGACCTTCGACACCTCCGATCTCGGTGAGGTCAGCGTGACCAGCCTCAAGGACATGAACGCGAAGGTCGACGACGACCCCAAGAACTGGTCGCGTGAGCGGCTTCTCGCGGAGTTCAAGAAGAAGAACCAGTCCTGACCAAGGCTGCGGAGTGTGGGGTCTAAGCCATAGCCAACGGGGTCTCACCCGGCTATATTCCGGAGGCTTAGCTTTAAAACGACAGCCGATGACACGCCGAAACATGCGCCCCTCTCGCAGAAAAAACAGGGCTCTTAATGAGACCCCTATGAAAGGAAACACAATGAGCAAGATTCTCATCGCCAAGACCGTCACCCGTTACGCCGTCCAGTACGGCACCGGCTTCATCGTCAACTCCATCATCCAGACTCACGCGAACCCCCAGCGCATCGACCAGAAGGTCGGCGTGGCTGTGGCCAGCGTGGCGATCGGTGGTGCGGTTGCCGAGGCTGCCTGTGCCTACTCTGACCGGCTGATCGACGAGGTCGTGGACGCTGCGAGCAACCTCAAGAAGTAACCATCATCCAAGCTCAGCCTAAGGCCCTACACGGGTTTTAGGTTTTCGATTTTTCAGGAGAAACAGTGGACGACTACCCGGGAAACAGCTACAACAAGATCGCGAAGACGGCCAAGGCGCCTAAGGAGGAGACTCCGGAGAAGCCGAAGGTCGAAAAGGTCGTACAGGGAGAAGTTGTACGACGCAAGAAGCCGCTCCGGAAGCGGATCGCTCAGACGTTCGGTGGAGAAGACTTGAAGGACGTGTGGCAGTACGTGCTGATGGACGTGCTTCTGCCGGCCGCCAAGGACATGATCGTCGACGCGGGCTCTCAGGGCCTCGAGCGAGCCATCTTCGGGGAGGTCTCAGGGCGCTCACGAGTGTCCGGACGCAGGTCTCCTGGGTACACGCCCTACAACAAGATGACCGGCATCGGCGGGCGTAGCAACCGCGACGAGCCGCGTGCTCTGAGTCGGCGTGCTCGAACGACTCACGACTTCGACGAGATCGTCTTGGCGACTCGACCGGAGGCGGAGGATGTCCTCGAGCGTCTCTACGACCTGATCAGCAAGTACGAGGTGGTGACGGTCGCTGACCTCTACGCCTCTGTCGGCATCGAGACCACATTCGTGGACGACAAGTGGGGGTGGACCGACCTCCGCGGCGCCGGCGCAATCCACATCAAGGGTGGATATCTGCTCGACCTGCCCAGGCCCGAGCCTCTCGACTGAAGCTGTCACAACAGCCACAACCAAGTAAGGAACGATCATGAACTTCAACGGAATCAAGACCCTCGTGAAGCACAAGGGTGCTCGACAGCTTCTGATGGCTCGCAAGCACTCCCCCCACGTTCTGTTCGGCGCCGGCATCGTCGGTGTGGTCGGCACGGCCGTTCTGGCCTCGTCTGCCACTCTCAAGCTCGAGGATGCTCTCGAGGAGATCAACGACCAGAAGCAGCAGGCTCGGGCGCTCTACGAGTCCAACAACGACGCCTACTCGGAGCACGACTACCAGCGTGACCAGGCCATCCTCATGGTCCGCTCCGTCACCAAGGTCGCCAAGCTCTACATGCCCGCCATCGCTCTCGGCACGCTCTCCATCGCCGCGCTGACCGGCTCGCACGTCGTCATGACCAAGCGGAACGTGGCTCTGACGGCCGCCTACGCTGCCCTCGACAAGGGCTTCAAGGAGTACCGGGCGCGCGTCGTCTCGGAGCTCGGCGAGGACAAGGACCGGGAGTTCCGCTACTCCTCGGAAGAGGTGACGGTCCAGGAGAAGACCGAGTCGGGGACCAAGAAGAAGAAGGTCACGAAGGTCGGGCCTCACGGCAAGTCCATCTACGCCCGGTTCTTCGACGAGACCTGCGCCGACTGGCAGCGCACTCCGGAGTACAACCGGGTGTTCCTCCAGGCCCAGCAGAACTACTTCAACGACCTGCTCAACGCTCGGGGTCACGTCTTCCTGAACGAGGTCTACGACCGTCTCGGCATGGAGCGGTCTCGCGCCGGCCAGATCGTCGGCTGGGTTCGCAACGGCAAGGACGGCTTCATCGACTTCGGCATCTTCGACGGTGACAGCCCCGCGGTTCGTGACTTCGTCAACGGCCACGAGGGCGCCATCCTGCTCGACTTCAACGTCGACGGCAACATCTACGACCTGATCTGAGGACCAACATGTTTCCCATCGAGGTAGACAAGAACGTGCTGGTGGGTGTTGCCGGCGGTACGGCTCTGTTCGGAACTGGTGCTGTTGCGGGATATTTCTTCGCGCAGTACCGGCTCCGGAAGAGCGTCGACAAGCGGCTTGACGAGGAGCTCAGGGAGATTCGTGAGCACTACGCCAAGAAGCTGAACGAGCGAATCGAGGAGAAGCCCTCGCTGGATGAGGTGTACCAGCAGACTTCGTACGCCGAGTCCCTCAAGAAGTACTCACCGTCGGACGAGAACTCCCCGGTCGCCAAGGCTATCGCTGAGGTGGTCGAGGAGTCGAAGCCGTACGCCGGCAAGCCCGTTGAGGCGGTCAAGGAGGTCGAGGGGTCTCACGTCAACGATGACGAAGACGAGCAGCCTCCGATTGTCCAGCCGGGCAGCGGAGAGATCGTCGACAACGTCAAGAACGTTTTCGTAGAGCCGCCGGCCGACCGCAACACCCGGGAGCTCGAGTACGAGGGCTGGGACTACGAGACCGAGCGTGCTCGGCGTTCTGGTGTGGAGATCTACATCATCACGCAGGAGGAGTTCTTCACGAACGAGCCCGAGCACACGAATGCCACGCTCACGTACTTCGAGGGCGATGACATTCTGGCGGACGAGGCGGACGTCCCGATCGACGACCTCGCTCAGACCATCGGCACCGAGAGGAACCTCAAGTTCGGTCATGGGTCGAAGGACCCGAACATCGTCCACATCCGAAACGAGCGTCTCCAGCACGACTTCGAGATCGTCCGGTCCGGTGGCAAGTTCGCCGAGGAGGTGTTCGGCATCATGGAGCACTCCGCCGGTAGCCGGAAGCCTCGCAAAGGTCGTTGGGACGACGAGTAATGGATGCGCCACTTGATGAGCTGTATCTCAGGTGGCTATATTCTCAAGTTCTCCCACTCGAAACCACGAACACGTCAAGATCGTTCTGGTCTCTGCTAGGACAGCTCTACTCCAAGGAGTTTGTCTGGATCGTTGCAAACGACGATAACCGGCTTGAGGATGGGCGGTATCTTCGTCATGAGTTCCTAGAAGAAGAGGGTCTCAACGCGGATCATGAATGGGCAGGTCTCGGCTGCTCCATGCTGGAAATGTTGGTGGGGCTCAGTCGTCGGGTCGCGTATCAGCTCGACGGCGAGCCTCGCTACTGGTTCTGGGAGTTACTTGGAAACGTAGGCCTAGATCGCTGCAATGACAGGGCATACAAATCAAACAAGAAGTGGGAGGAGGACGTTGACGAAGTTCTAGATCGCCTAATCTGGCGGAACTACGAAGCTGACGGTCGTGGGGGTCTCTTCCCACTCAAACATCCAGACAAGGACCAGCGTGAAGTCGAGTTGTGGTATCAGATGAGCGCGTTTGTTCTTGAGCAGTGGGAGGAGGGTTAATGGACTTCTATCGAATCGCAGAAAGAGAGACCAAGGAAGGCGGGCTGGATATCTATCCCAGCTTCCTGGTCAAGCGCCACAAGGACTTGATGGTCCGTGGCCGTGACTTCTACGCTGCATGGGATGAGGAAAACGGGCTATGGACGACTAGCACTTACCGGCTTGCTGAGATGGTGGACACTCATCTGTATGAGTACGCCAAGACCATCCAGCACGAAGGGAAGGTGTCGGTCAAGTACCTCCGTGACGCAGAGAACATGCGTTGGTCGAAGTTCCGAAGCTACATCAAGGACCTCGACGACGACTTCATCCAGCTCGACTCGAAGTTGACCTTCCTCGGTGACGAGGTCAGGAAGTCCGACTACGTCTCCAAGCGTCTCCCCTACACTCTTGAGCCAGGCGATATTTCAGCTTGGGACGAGATCATCGGGACGTTGTACGACGTCGACGAACGAGCGAAGATCGAATGGGCCATCGGTGCGATTGTCGCCGGCGACTCCCAGACGATTCAGAAGTTCCTCGTTCTGTACGGTGCTCCTGGCACTGGTAAGGGCACGATTCTCAACATCATCGAGAAGCTCTTCCAGGGCTACATCGCCGCCTTCGATGCAAAAGCACTTGCCAACGGAAGCAACACTTTCGCTGTCGAGTCGTTCAGGTCTAACCCGTTGGTTGCGATCCAACACGACGGGAATCTGTCACGCATCGAGGACAACGCCGTACTGAACTCGATCATCTCTCACGAAGACATGGAGATGAAGATCAAGTTCAAGTCGTCGTACACGGCTCGAGTCAACGCGTTCCTGTTCATGGGTACCAACTCTCCTGTCAAGATCTCGGACTCGAAGTCCGGCATCATTCGACGGTTGATCGACGTGCACCCCACTGGAGCCAAGCTTCCGGTGAGCCACTACTTCAACCTGATGAGTCGTGTCGACTTCGAACTCGGCGCCATCGCGCACCACTGCTGGCAGCGTTATCTCGAGATGGGTAAGAACTACTACGGTAGCTACCGACCCACTCAGATGATGTTCGAGACCGACGTGTTCTTCAACTTTGTCGAGGAGCACATCGACGTCTTCAAGGAACAGGACGGCACCACTCTGATGTCGGCCTACGCCATGTACAAGCTCTGGCACAAGGACTCGGGTTATCCCGACGCCAGGATCTTGCCCAAGCACAAGTTCCGCACAGAGCTGAGTTCGTATTTCCTCGAGTTCAGGGACCAAGCCCACATTGATGGGAAACACGTTCGAAACTGGTATTCAGGATTCGACATGACCAAATTCAAATTCAAGAGCACGGTGGAGGAGACAAACGCGGTTTCACTCGTCATGGATGAGGACGTTTCGCTACTCGACAAGGAGTGGGCAGAGATGCCGGCTCAGTTGGGTACGGAGGTCGATACGCCTAAGAAGAAGTGGTCGAACGTAACCACGACTCTGGCAGACATCGACACGTCGCAACTCCACTTCGTCAAGGTTCCCGAGAACCACATCGTGATCGACTTCGACCTGAAGGACGAACATGGATCCAAATCTGCTGAGAGAAATCTCGAAGCTGCTTCTAGCTGGCCTGCCACCTACGCAGAGTTTAGCAAAGGGGGAAACGGCGTCCATCTCCATTACATATACGATGGAGATGTTCGGGATCTCCGGGGAGACTTCAGTCACGGCATCGAAGTCAAGGTATTTCCCGGCGACAGCAGTCTCCGACGACGACTGACGAAGTGCAACAGCGTCCCAATCGCCATCATGCCCCCTGGAAAGCTGCCACTAAAGGAGAAGAAAGTGCTGCATTCCGATCAGATTCAGAGTGAGAAGGGTCTGCGTGACCTCATCACTCGAAACCTTCGGAAGGAGATCCATCCAGGCACCAAGCCATCGGTGGACTTCATCCACAAGATCCTCGACGACGCCTATGTCTCTGGCATGACGTACGACGTGACGGATCTCCGGCCGACGATCATCGCGTTCGCCAACAACAGCTCCAACCAGCCGCTCCAGGCGCTCAAGGTCGTGCAGAAGATGAAGTGGAAGAGCGATGAGCGCTCCGAAACCGAGACGACCTACGTGTCCCCGGACGGCAAGATCCGCGTCACGGAGCCTAAGGACGACCGTCTGGTGTTCTTCGACGTGGAGGTCTACCAGAACCTGTTCGTGGTCTGCTGGAAGTACGAGGGCAGCCCCGAGACGGTGAGGATGATCAACCCAACGGCTCAGGACATCGAGAGCCTGTTCATCTTCAAGCTGGTGGGTTTCAACAACCGCCGGTACGACAACCACATCTTGTGGGCGAGGTTCATGGGCTACAACAACCTGTCGCTCTACAACCTCAGTCAGGCCATCATCGACAAGAAGCCCGGCGCCATGTTCGGCGAGGCCTACAACCTCAGCTACGCGGACATCTACGACTTCTCGTCGGTCAAGCAGTCGCTCAAGAAGTTCATGATCGACCTCGGCGTGGCCAAGATGGAGATGGAGATCCCGTGGGATCAGCCGGTTCCGGACGACATGATCGACAAGGTCGTCGAGTACTGTGTCAATGACGTTGAGGGTACTGAGGCCACGTTTGTCTCGCGCAAGCAGGACTTCGTTGCCCGTCAGATCCTTGCAGACCTCAGTGGTCTCACGGTCAATGACACGACGCAGAAGCACACCGCGAAGATCATCTTCGACGGCGACCCCAACCCCCAGGACTCGTTCGTCTACACGGACCTGTCCGAGGAGTTCCCCGGCTACAGGTTCGACCTGGGCAAGTCCAGCTACAAGGGCGAAGACCCGTCGGAGGGCGGCTATGTCTACGCAGAAGCAGGGATGTACGAGAACGTCGTCGTGCTCGACGTCGCCTCCATGCACCCGACCAGCATCATCAACCTCAACCTCTTCGGAGACGAGTACACCAAGCGATTCAAGGATCTTGTGGATGCACGAGTCGCTATCAAGCGTGAAGATTTCGCCGTGGCAAGAGAGGCTCTTGGAGGCGCTCTTAAGCCCTACCTCGAGGACGAGTCTGGAGCTAAGGATCTTTCCTACGCGCTCAAGATCGTGATCAACATCGTCTACGGTCTGACCTCGGCGAAATTCGACAACCCGTTCAGGGACCTGCGCAACATCGACAACATCGTCGCCAAGCGTGGGGCGCTCTTCATGATCGACCTGAAGAACTACGTTCAGACGGAGCTGGGTGTGGACGTCGTTCACATCAAGACCGACTCGATCAAGGTCGCCGACCCGACACCCGAGGTCATCCAGGCGATCATGGACTTCGGCGCCAAGAAGGGCTACGAGTTCGAGCACGAGGTCACGTACGACAAGTTCTGCCTCGTGAACGACGCGGTGTACATCGCTCGGGTCGGATGGGCTCCGAAGGAAGAGAAGATCGGCAAGTGGGATGCTGTGGGCGCTCAGTTCCAGCACCCCTACGTCTACAAGAAGCTCTTCACGTGGGAGCCGATCGAGTTCGAGGACCTGTGCGAGACGAAGCAGGTCACCCAGGGATCCATGTATCTCGACTTCGAGCACGACCGCCCTGAGGTTCTGGTGGAAGGCATGAAGTTCGTGGGTAGGATCGGGCGATTCGTTCCGGTCTTGCCTGAGCTCGGTGGTGCAGTTCTCTACCGGGTCAAGGACGACAAGCACTACGCCGTCTCGGGTACGAAGGGGTACTACTGGGTGGAGGCCGACATGGCCAAGTCCATGGGTGAGGACGCAATCGACATGGGCTACTACGAGGCCCTCGTCGCGGCTGCTCAGGACACCATCGAGAAGTTCGGCTCCTTGAAGGAGTTCCTGTCATGACTGAGATCATCGAGCCGAAGCTCCTCGAGTTAGGGGACTGGATCGCGGTCAAGGGCACGCTCTTCAAGCTGATGGAGATCCATGAGTCTGTGGACTCTCCGGCTCGTGTCGTGTTCATGTCTCAGGCCGAGATGCTTGAGATTGGGGGTGCATAATGCCGAACCCCAACAAGATGGAAGGGCGAGTTGCGGTCTACTACGACGAGCAGATGGGGATGCCTCGTCTCGAAGGTCTCGAGGTCGACACTGAAGAGAAGACCGTGACCCTGACGCTCAGCAACACCGACTTCGTCGACGCGATCATCGCCATGGCAGAGGAGCGATCCCTCGTAGGGATTCTCGTCGGCTGGGTGAAGTCGGTCCCGAAGCAGTAACTCGCAGGAAAAACACAGCCCATAATGAGGCCCCCAGAGGCGTTCACTGTCCCCAAGCAGATGAGCGCACTTAACTCTGGGGGTCTCATTTAAATTTTCGGATAAACTAAGGAGAATCATGACCCTGCCGGACGAAGAGAAGTTCTTCATCAGCATGTTCAATCTCACGGTCGATAGTCTTATCGAGGACCTTCCGCCCAAGGCGCAGTTCATCGCCCTCAAGGAGCTTCTCCAGGCTATGCGTGACGAGCCGATGGAGGAACTGATTCCTCAGAAGATGTGCGAATCCATGGTTGAGGTAAGAATCCTCACGATCATGGTTCAGGAACTCCAGGCATCTATTGCTGAGCCCACAATCAAGATCAACCTAAACTGAAGGACCAAACTCATGTATCACGAAATTGATGAGGAAACTGGATGCTGCCGTCACTGCGGTAAGCGTCACGAGCAGTGGAGTGACCACCCGAACTTCAAGGAGTGCCCCGCGTTCGAGCTGATCGACCCGCTGAAGCACCGCGAGGTTCTCGAGGACGACATCAGGGCCTACATCGAGTGGGATGCCGACCCCGTTACGGCATTCGACCGCGAGGTCTGGGACAAGCAGAACGCGAACATCGTGAGGGGTGAGAACTGATGGAGATCGTGATGGTCTACACGGAAGCGATGGGGTTGCTGGTAGTCGGCGATCAGAACGCCAAGGGTGGTCTTGAGCCCGAAGAGTGGGCCAGTACCTGGGGCGTTCGAAACTACCCCGAGGCCATCTACTTCTTCGTGGAGGTGGTCGTATGAGCGGCTCAGGATTCACCACCAAGAAGCCCTCGAAGTGCATCTACGGCAGGTGCGAGTGGCCCTACGACGGGTTCCACATCTGCGTGGATCTCACCAAGCCGGCGCCGAGACTCGCTCCCAAGATCGACTTCGAGCAGGTAGTCGTGCAGAAGGTTCCTGATGAGGTCAAGGAGACCCGTCAGAAGCGGAACCTCGAGCGGGACAAGAAGATCATCGAGCTCTACCTCAAGGGCGAGATCGGGACCAAGGCGATCGCCAAGGAACTGGACTGTGCGTATCAGACGGTACGGACGGTCCTCAAGCGCAACAACATCAAGCTCCGCCCTCGTGGTCAGACCATCTACCGGCCTGGTCACGCCAGCTGAGCATCAACTGAAACAAGGAGAAGAAAGTGGAAGAGAATCTCAACCGACCGATGCCCGAGCTTCCCGGTGACGCGTTCACTGACCCGGAGGTCCCGGTCAACCCGGTCCACCCCTCGCACCAGATGATGGGCGACGTCTGCAAGGTCTGCAATCTGAACAAGAAGCAGGACTCCGAGCTCATGGTCCACGAGTGCGTCCGCGACATGTCGGACAAGCCCGGCACCCACGAGTCCAACGTCGACCGGATCCAGCGTCTCGTCGCCGAGGGCATGGCCAAGGTCACCGAGTCCGTGCACAAGAAGTTCGCCGAGATGGCCAAGGTCGGCCCGGACATGGACCCGCAGCTCAAGGCTCGGATGCTCGTCGTCCGCTCCTTCAACCAGCTGCGCGACGTGACTGACAGCGTGGCCCTCAAGCTCGAGGACACCTACGTCGTCAAGTTCAGTTACGTGCTTGGCTACCACAAGACCCTCATCAGCACGACCGTCTCGGACGGCAAGTACTACGAGGTCACGTACAACGCTCTCAAGAAGGAGACCTACGTCGACACGTACGTCAAGCTTCGCAACGAGGGTGTCTCGGACGACGACTTCTTCGCCATGTTCGACCCCGCCCAAGAGACCGTGAAGGAGGCCTGATGTTCAACTGGCTGTTCGGCAAGTCCAACCTGAAGAAGGCCAAGAAGGCCTACAAGAAGGGCAACATCGGCAAGGCCAAGAAGTACAACGAGAAGGCGCACAAGCACGCGGCGAAGTCCGCAGCTGGTGACCGCCGGCGAAGGGGGCGTTGAGCCATGTCCAACCCGAAGGAGATCTTCGTCGAGGATGCTCGGATCATCTTCCGCAACTTCGAGGGTCGTGAGGGCCAGTACAACCGGGCCGGCGACCGAAGCTTCCACGTCCTTCTCGGGGACGACATGGCTGAGGAGATGGAGAAGCAGGGCTGGAACATCAAGTACCTCAAGGCTCGGGAGGAAGGCGACACGCCGACTCCTCATGTCGAGGTCGTGGTGTCCTACAAGGGCCGTCCTCCTCACATCGTCATGATCACCTCACGTGGCCGCAACAAGCTCGGAGAGGACGAGGTCGAGGTCCTGGACTGGGTCGACATCAAGACCGTGGACCTGATGCTCAACCCCTACGAGTGGGTGGTCAACGGCAAGTCCGGCACGAAGGCGTACCTCAAGTCGATGTACGTCACCATCAACGAGGACCCGCTCGAGCTCAAGTACGGGCACGTCATGGACGACGGCAACGTCGACGAGCTTCCGGCACGAGCTGGAGCGGTGGAGGAGTAACCATGCCAACACCCCAACCGGTCACGGAGCGAACCCTCACGTGGGAGATCGACGGCAAGACTGTCGAGATCGCCATCGTGGGGCTCAACGCCGAGGGCCAGGTCGAGAGCGCTTCGTATCTGAACGACTACACCGGACACGAGCCTCCCTTCCAGGATGTCATGGACCACTATGGTCTTGAGACGTACGTGATGCCATGAGCGGCGTCGTGCATCCCAAGAGCGTGGAGGAAGACGACTACACGCCGATCTACTACGACGAGCAGACCCTCAAGAAGGTGTACGACGCGTTGGAGGTCGCCGGAGTCACTGGCCAGCAGGCTACGGACGCGGTGTTCCAGATGCAGAACCTGGGCATCCTCTTCCGCGAGCGGCTGTCCGATCGACCGAGTCCGACAGGTCGGTAGTCTGACGGTTTAGAGGGGGATCGTCAGGCAAGTGTCGCGACCCAGCGCGGCCAATAACAGTTGAGGATGAGCGTACAGTTCTGGGCCCTCCGGTAAAGGCTCATTCTCCCCAGTCGCTCGGCAAGGATCCGGCGGTTGGCCAAGGTGGAGAAACAATAGGATCCAGGCGACGGGAGCGCACGCCTTGCGCCCGGCCGTTACAAAACTCCACCACCTAATTTCAAGGAGAAACTATGTTCGTCATTCAAGTCATCGCCGTGATCGCTTTGGTCGTCCTTGGGGTGGTGCTCGTGGGCGTAGGTGTCGAAGGCGAAGACAACGCAGTCATAGCCATCGGCGGCGTACTCATCATCAGCTCGGTGGTGCTTGCCGGCCTGATCGACAGGGGGATCTTGTGACTCTCGCGGTAAGACAGTCCTGTGACATCTGCGGGAACATCCGGGAGTTCTCCGTCAACAACCTCCGGCGCTTCGTGAACGTCCAGCAGGCCTCGCAGACTGAGGGATGGGTCTGCCTCGACGCCGACAAGAACAAGCACATGTGTCGTCATTGTGTCGAGAAGACACTCAAGGACGCCCCGTCAACCATCACAAACAAGGAGCAGTAAAACATGGTAACCACCAAGAAGTTCGTCCGAGTCCCTCTCTACGTCGATGCCGCCCAGGTCTCCGAGACCATCATGGAGGAGCTGGCCGAGTGGGCAGGCGGAGAGATCATGGAGACCGACGAGCGCAACCGCGGCGTCGAGAAGTTCATCTACATCGACGTACACAGCCCGATGAACGAGCGTCAGAAGATGGCGTTCGCCGGCGACTGGGTCCTGTCCACCGACAAGGGCTTCAAGGTCTACACCAACGAGGCCTTCAAGCGCATGTTCGAGCCGGCTTCTGAGGTCATGATCTTCGGCCCTGGAGACGACAAGCCCCAGATGCCTTCCCCCGAGGACTTCAACGCGGACGAGGTAGCCATGCAGGAGCAGGCTGCCGCCCAGAAGCTCAAAGGTTCCGACTGGGTAGAGCGTGGAGCGAAGGCGATCCGGGAGAACGCCACCGTGAAGCGGGTTGTCACTCCCAACGAGCTGCGCAACCTGAGCCAGGAGCAGGAGGATCGGGAGTCATGACCGCCGGCCACGAGATCACGCACCTGTTCGAGGTCTACCAGGGCTTCGACATCATGGACACGTTCCAAGCCTGCAAGGTCACGCAGGAGAACCTCAGAGCCCTCGAGGAGCTCACTGGAGGAGAGCTGCACCAGTTCAAGGACCCCGACACCGGGGAGCCTCTGGACGACGGTCAGCGCTACCTGTGGCTGCCCAACGACCCCACTGGGGAACACGTCGCCTGTGAGGGTGACTACCTCATGCAGGACCTCGCCGGCCACTACCTTGTGGTCCCTCGAGAGCTGTTCGAGAAGCGCTATGCGAAGCGAGTGTGAGTCATGCGGCGCTGATTTCCAGGTCCAGGACAAGCAGTACGTCGTGGAGGAGATCAGCAGGAAAGTCGGAGAGACCACGACCATCACGGTCTGCTTCCTGTGCGCAGTAGTCAACCTCAAGGAGACGATCCAGCTCCTCGGCGACAACGTCTGGACTCGGCCATTCAGCGAGATCTACCGTCTGCTGTTCCCAGACACGATCTCGTCCTGGTACGTGCAGCCTCTGATGAAAGCTCTCACGGAGCTGTACCTGGAGCACTGGGCCGACAGGCCTACCGAAACACCCAAACTGTTCATCTAATCTACGAAAGGAAAGCTGATGGGACTCAAGGACATGAAGAGCTTCAAGGACGAGCTGAACTCGGTCGGCATCATGTCGTGGCAGGACCGACTGTTCACGGACTACCGGGAGTTCAACCGCCTTCTCAGCAGGATCGAGATGGAGACGTCGATGGAGGTTCAGCGATTCTCGGCGCGTGTGACTAGTGCTCACGTCGCTGTTCCGGTGAAGTTCAACGAGATCATCACCACACACATCTTCTGGTTCGTCAGCGGAGAGTACCGCGAGGCCTACAAGCGGTCGTACCAAACGTTCGCTGAGGATCACCCCCGATTCCGGCAGCAGGCTAAGAACGTGACCGGCGAGACGTTCTGAGGTGTAAGGAGGGTCTGGGATATTCCTGGGCCCTCCTACCCACCTTCTAAAAATTGAGAGGAGTGACCGTGGTTGAGCTAATGGACCATCAGAAGAAGGCTGTAGAGCAGCTGGATAACGGCAAGATCCTATGTGGTGGTGTCGGCTCGGGGAAGAGCTTGACCGCGGCTGCATACTACGTTGCCAAAGAAGCCCCCCGCCCTGTCTACGTGATCACTACCGCCAAGAAGCGGGACACCCTTGACTGGGATGGGGAATTCGTCAAGTACGGCGTAGGTCGTGAAGTATCGCTACATGGAAAGCTGACGGTCGACAGTTGGAACAACATAGGCAAGTACGAAGACGTAGAAAACGCATTCTTTATCTTCGACGAACAGCGCGTGGTTGGCTCGGGAGCATGGGTGGCGAAGTTCTACAAGATCGCCAAGAAGAACCGGTGGATCTTGCTGAGTGCTACTCCCGGGGATACCTGGTTGGACTACATTCCTGTGTTCGTAGCGAATGGGTTCTATCGGAACAGAACCGAGTTCAAGCGGGAACACGTTATCTACACGACCTACACGAAGTTCCCCAAGGTTGAGCGATTCGTCGGGGTAAACCGTCTCGTCAAGTACCGCAACCAGCTTCTCGTGGAGATGCCCTACGCACGCCACACCACACGCCACCTGAAGGACGTCGACGTCGACTACGACAAGGACCTCATGGACTTGGTGGTCAAGCGCCGTTGGCATGTGTATGAGGAGCGCCCTCTGCGCGACATGGCAGAGATGTTCCTGGTCATGCGGAAGGTGGTCAACAGCGACCCCAGCCGGCTCGGTGAAGTGATGAGGATCTACGAGAAGCACAAGAGGGTCATCGTCTTCTACAACTTCAACTACGAGCTGGAGGCGCTGCGTAGCACGCTGAATGTGATGAACGTTACCTATGCTGAGTGGAATGGCCACAAGCATGAGGAGGTTCCGTCCGGAGACGCGTGGGTGTATCTGGTACAGATCGTGGCAGGTTCGGAGGGGTGGAACTGCGTGACGTGTGACACGATCGTGCTCTATTCGTTGACCTACAGCTATAAGAACTTCGAACAGTTGCAGGGTCGAATCGATCGTTTGAACCAGCCTAAGAACGACCTCTGGTACTACATTCTGGTGTCTCAGAGTCGGATTGATAAGGCTATTCGGCGTGCCTTGCTACACAAACAGAACTTCAACGAAGGCAAAAGTGGTATTGGCTGGCCAAAAGTGGTAGCCCAGAAGGCTGCTTGAGGGAGCCAAACTGCTAAAGTAAAGGGTTAGTAACAAAAATCCTACACAAAATACCACTTTTATACCAGCGATTACACAAAAATTTGAGGGTGTTTCGCCTGGTCAAAGGGCGTTTATACCATAATACACACTTTTTATATATAGTTGTTTAAGAAATTATTAATGCTTATATATTCCCCGCCAGAACTACTTAGGTCAAAAAAACGTGTAAAATGGTATAAGTAAAGAAAGGGTAACAACATGTCCAAGAAGATCGAGTGCAACCACTCCGCCATCAACGTCGAGGCCACCAAGCTCGAGCCGGTCCTCAACGTCGAGGTTCGCTGCACGCAGTGCGAGGGTCTGGTCCCCATGTCACACGTCCGTAGCCGGAAGTGGGATAAGGTTTCCCCCACCGTATGGGTCGCTGCCCCTCGCCGTCGTGGATAAGTGGGAGAACCGTCCGCTGTTCGCGTTGGACGCTGACGTCACGGTCTACTGGCCCGACGTAAGGCCCTGCTATGACTGGAAGGAGCAAGAGGAAGTAGAGGCTGAGACACAGAAGAGAATCGCCTCGCGAGAAATTCGCAGCATATAATAGAAGGACGAAATCAAGCTTTCTCCTTTTTGCTTAGGAGGTGCGTCATGGCTCTCGAGCGTGACTACCAGCCCAAGTTGATCAAGCGAATCGAACGGCGCTTCTTCGGTTGCGTCATTCAGAAGCTCGACACGGGCTACCAGCAGGGCATACCGGACCTCCTCATCCTTTGGGGTGTCCACTGGGCCATCCTCGAGGTCAAAAAGAAGAAGCCGACCAAGCCTTCCGACTTCGAGCCCAACCAAGAGTGGTTCATCGAAACTTTCAACAAGATGTCTTTCAGTGCCTGTATCTATCCGGAGAATGAGGAGGAAGTGTTAGATGCTATGGAATCCGCATTCAGAGCTCGAAGGTAGACACGCGTTCCTCAGCCCAAGCAAGTACCACTGGATCAACTACGACGAGGACAAGATCGCCGCGACCTTTGCGTCGGCTCTTGCTTCGATGCGTGGTACCGAGCTGCACATCTTCGCGCACAAGGCCATCGATCTCGGAATCCGTCTTCCTGAGGATCCCATCACGACGCTGAGCCTCTATGTCAACGACGCCATTGGCTATCGTATGACTACCGAGCAGCACTTGTACTACTCGGACAACGCCTTCGGGTCCGCAGACACAATCTGCTTCCGCAACAACAAACTCAGGATTCACGATTTGAAGACCGGCAAGACCCCGACCTCCGAGCACCAGCTGGAGATCTATGCAGCTCTGTTCTGTCTCGAGTATCGCTTCAAGCCACACGAGATCGAGATCGAGCTTCGGATCTACCAGAACAACGAGGTTCGAATCTATGAAGTGGACCCGGACACCATCGTTCACATCATGGACAAGATCACGACCTACGACAAGATCATTCAGACGATGCGATTGGAGGCACTGTCTTGATCATCAAAGCGGAAGACCACGAACTGATCCACTATGGCATCCTCCGTAAGAGCGGACGGTATCCTTGGGGCTCAGGTGGAAGCGCCGAGCAGCGGTCCAAGGACTTCATCGGCATCGTTGCGGATCTTCGTAAGAAGGGCTGGTCTGAAGCTGAGATCGCCGCTTCCTTCTCCACTAAGGAGCACCCCTTCTCGACAACCGACCTTCGCGCTACCACAACCATCGCGAGGAACGCTGCAAAGCAGGCTGACATCTCCTTTGCTCAGCGGTTGAAGGACAAGGGTATGTCCAACGTGGCCATCGGTGAACGAATGGGCCTCAACGAGTCCTCGGTCCGAGCTCTGCTTGCTCCGGGCGCCAAGGACAAGAACGAGGTTCTTCAGACCACCACCGGCATGCTGAAGGATCAGGTGGCTCGCAAGGGCTACATCGATGTGGGTATTGGGGTGGAGCGGCACCTGGATATTTCTCGGACCAAGCTCGACGTAGCTCTGTCGATGATGAAGTCTGAGGGATACGAGGTCATCAACGTCCAGACGCCCAACGTCGGCGCCGGCGGCAACAAGAAGACCCTCGTCAAGGTGCTTGCTCCGGAAGGCACGACCTACAAGGACATCGTCACGAACATGGACAAGATCAACACGATCGACTCCTACTCTGACGATGGTGGTCGTTCCTACACGAAGCTTTCTCCACCCAAGTCGGTCAGCTCGAAGCGAATTGGTGTTCGCTATGCAGAACAAGGCGGCACTGACGCAGACGGCGTGATCTATATTCGTCCAGGCGTCGACGATCTTTCTCTCGGGGGAGCTCGATACGCTCAGGTTCGAATCGCTGTCGACGGCACCCACTACCTCAAGGGTATGGCTGTCTACAAGGATGATCTTCCGGAAGGCGTGGACCTTCTCTTCAACACCAACAAGTCGAAGACTGGCAACAAGCTCGACGTGATGAAGAAGATGAAGGATGACCCGGAAGATCCGTTCGGTGCTGTGATCTCTCGACAGAACAAGTCGAAGACCATGAACATCGTCAACGAAGAGGGTAGCTGGGATCAATGGTCGAAGAATCTGGCCTCCCAGATGCTGTCCAAGCAGAACCCTGCCTTGGCCAAGCAGCAGCTCGACCTCACGCAGAAGATCAAGGCGGAAGAGTTCGAGGAGATCATGTCTCTCACGAACCCGGCAGTTCGTAGGAAGCTGTTGGATTCGTTCGCTGATGACATGGACTCTGCTTCGGTGCACCTGAAAGCCGCAGCACTTCCCCGGCAGCGGACTCAGGTCATTCTGCCTGTCAACTCCTTGAAAGACACGGAGATCTACGCGCCCAACTTCCGTGATGGTGAGCGAGTAGCTCTTGTCCGTTACCCTCACGGCGGTACGTTCGAGATCCCCGAGCTCACAGTGAACAACCGGAATCGTTCTGCTAAGTCCATCTTGGGCAACGCGGTCGATGCTGTGGGTATCAACTCTCGGGTAGCCGAGCGCCTATCTGGTGCTGACTTCGATGGCGATACCGTGCTTGTCATCCCGAACAACAAGGGTCAGGTCAGGTCAACCAAGGCTCTTGATGGGCTGAAGGACTTCGATCCTAAGCGCGACTATCCTGCCTACCCTGGTATGCCGAAGATGACAGCCAGGCAGAAGCAGCAGGAGATGGGCAATGTGTCCAACCTCATCACCGACATGACTATCAAGGGTGCGCAGCCCGACGAGATTGCTCGTGCTGTTCGCCATTCCATGGTGGTCATCGATGCGGAGAAGCACAACCTCAACTACAAGTTGTCGGCTCAGGCCAACGGCATCCCTGCACTGAAGAAGAAGTACCAGTCTGATCCGAAGAATCCGAAAGCTAGTGGTGCATCCACTCTGATCTCTCGGTCCACTTCGGAAGTAAGGGTTCCTCATCGTAAGGAAACTTTCCGGGTTGATCCTGACACCGGACAGAAGATCTACAACTACACAGGTGAGACGATCACCAGACGTAGGACGAGGAAGGATGGCACGGTAGTACTGAAGGAGGAACCTCGTACCGTTAAGTCAAAGCGTGGTGCTGAGACTGACGATGCGCACTCCCTCTCTTCTGGTACCCCCATGGAGAAGATCTATGCGGATCATGCCAACACCCTGAAAGCTCTGGCTAACGAGGCACGTAAGGCTTCGGTCAACACCAAGACCATTCCTTACTCCCCCTCTGCTAGGAAGACCTACTCTTCTGAAGTAGCCTCCCTCGATTCCAAGTTGAACATCGCCCTTCGAAACGCCCCTCTTGAAAGGAAAGCCCAGCTCTTGGCAAACACCCTGGTGTCCGCTAAGACCCGTGCTAACCCCGACATGGAGCGGGACGAACTGAAGAAGGTCAAGTCCAAAGCATTGATCGAAGCAAGAGCTCGAACCGGTGCAGGCAAGACCCTCGTCAAGATAGAACCCAAAGAATGGGAAGCTATCCAGGCTGGTGCTATCAGTAACGAGAAGCTTACTAAGATCATGATCAACACAGATCTTGATGAGCTGAAGAAGCTGGCCACACCAAGGGCTAACACAGTGATGACTTCAGCTAAGCAAGCTAAGGCAGAAGCTATGCTGAGAGCTGGCTATACACAGGCTGAGGTTGCTGATGCTCTAGGTGTAGCACTGTCCACACTGAAGTCTAGTGTTGCTACCTAAGAAAGGATTGTGTTATGGCTGAGCACATGCTAACTACCATTGACAATCCTTACGATCCATTCTCTCAATGGGATGAGTGGTTCGCTTGGGATGCCAATGCTGGATACCACACACCATCCTACCTAGCACGAGTGGTCAGGACATCAGATGATTTGTCTGAAGCTGATCAGTCATTGGCTATCGAAGAAGCAATTGATGAGATTTGTGAATTGAATCCTTTGGGTTTGTATCGCAAAGTCTCTGAATCTTCGAAGGTGTGAGGGAATCTTCAAAGGGGGAGGGGGGTCTCGCAACAACCACCCCCCTC